TAAGAAATTTTGTGGTATCTTCCAAGATGTATTAAAGACCCAATTGGTATTGAAGGGTATTATTACCATCGAAGATTGGGACGCTATTAAAGAACACGTTATCTTTGATTTTGCAGACGATAACCACTTCTTTGAATTAAAAGACGCTGAACTATTAAAAGAAAGAGTAGAACAATTAACCACCGTATCAGAATATATTGGTACATATTTCTCCGTCGAGTGGGTAAGGAAGAATGTCCTTAAACAAACAGACGAAGAAATAGAAGAAATTGATACACAAATTTCAGCCGAGAAGGCAGATGGTACTATTGCTACAGATGCGGGAACAGAATTGGGTGGACCAGAAGGTGGCTTTGGAGAACCAGTTGGTCAATTTGATGATGAAGAAGATGATTTTCCAGATGCAGATGCGACCCCCAAAAATGGAAATGGTGGTTCAGAAAATCGAAACTTATAAATAGTTAAGGAAATATATTATGGCAAAAGATAGTATTAAAAATATGGTCAGCTCTATAGTTGACGGTGATTTATCGAAAGCAAATGATGAGTTTGATTCTGCTCTGCAGGCCAAACGGCAAGCGGAGTGGGATAATGCTAAGCTTACTTTAGCACGTTCAGCTTTTGATGACATTACTCCTGAGGTCACACATGAACCAGTAGATACTGGAATTACAGGAGAACCAGAGGAAGAAAAATGAAACTTATATGCGAACATATAGATGACATAGAATACCTTTTAGAGGACTCTAAAGATGGTGGTCCGAAGAAGTATAGTATCAAAGGTATTTTTATGCAGTCCGATATTAAGAATCGTAACAATAGGATGTATCCTGAGCAAGTTCTTGCAAAGGAAGTAACCAGATATAATAAAGAGTACGTCAACCAAAACCGTGCGTTTGGTGAACTCGGACATCCAGATGGGCCTGTAGTCAATTTAGAACGTGCTTCGCATATGATTACAAAATTGTATCCAGATGGCAAAAACTTTATTGGTGAAGCCAAGATTATGGATACTCCTTATGGAAAAATAGTAAAGAATCTTATAGATGAAGGTGCCAAGTTAGGAGTTTCATCTAGAGGTATGGGTTCGTTAGAACCTAAACGAGATATGCAAGTTGTCAGGGATGATTTTTATCTTGCAACTGCTGCTGATATTGTCGCAGATCCGTCTGCCCCCAATGCTTTCGTAGAAGGTATTATGGAAGGCAAAGAGTGGGTATGGGATAATGGCATAGTAAAAGAAGTTGAAATTGCTAAGTATCGCAAAGAAATGTTAAAAAATTCTAAACATTTAGAAGAAAAACAATTAAAAGTCTTTGCGGACTTCATGTCTAAACTTTGAATTTTATAAATAACTAATATAGATTAACACAACAGGGAGTTATCCGAAATGACAGATATTAAAGATAGTTTGGAAGCTGTCGCAGCTGAGATGTTAGGAACATCTGAAGCAAGCGAAGAGCAACTAGACGAAATCAGTTGGGATCAACCCAAGAAAGGTGCGGCTCCGGCTGAGAAGATGCAGTCTGTTCCCGGTACTCGCCAAGATATGGGTCCTGCTGTTGTTTCTCCTGATGCCCCATCTGATATGGGAAAAGAAGCTTCAAAGAAGGCCTCGCAGTCTGATAAGTTGCCCCGAAAGGGAAAACCTTCTAACGCTTCTGGCAAAGTAGAGTCTGATAAAGCTCTGACGCCTGGTGGACCACCTGCAAAGGAAGAGGTCGAGGCTGATGAAAACGATGAGATTATTGCTGAAACTGAAACACCCGAAACTGAAGAAGTCGTTGCTGAAGCAGAGACTACTGAGGCAGAGGTTGTTGCAGAAGCCGAAACAGAAGATGAAGTAAAAGAGGAAACAATAGAAGATCGCCTGTCTGCTATGGATTTTACAGATGATGTTAAAGCCCTAACAGAAGGTGAAGATGATTTTTCAGACGAATTTAAGCAACAGGCCGCAACGATTTTTGAAGCTGCTGTTAAAGCGAAGATTCGGACAGAGCTTGAAGCTATGACTGAAGCTTTTCAGACAAAGTATGATGAAGCTATTGAAGAAGCTAAAGATGACATGACCGATAAGGTCGACGGTTATCTTAACTATGTGGTAGAAGAATGGATGAAGCAAAATGAGATGGCTGTTCAACATCAAATGAAAACAGAAATCGCAGAGAGCTTTATCAAAGGACTCAAAACTTTATTTGAAGATCACAATATTGCTATACCTGAAGATCAGTTTGATATGCTCGATGCAGCTGCCACTAAGGCGGACGAAACCGAGTCTAAATTGAACGAGACAATGGAAAGAAATATTGAACTTACTAAAGAAGTTGGTGAGTTGAAAAGGAATGAGATCCTTTTAGATGTAGCTTCTGACCTAGCGGATACAGAAGTAGAGAAGTTTGCAGAGTTGACAGAAAATGTTGAGTATGCCGGTGAAGAGGATTTTCGTGAGAAGATCGCTACACTGATGAATTCATATTTTCCGAAAGCGAAAACAAACAGCGATGACACAGCAGCACCAATGGATGAAGGTACGGAAGATTTCGATGTGTCCGACACAATGGCTGCTTATATGAGTGCTATCACACGAGCAGAAGCCCGTGGCGTAGCGTCAAAAGTTTAAACAACAAATAGGGAGAAAACTATAATGTTTCAAACCGAACAACTTCAGGAAAAATGGCAGCCAGTCTTAAAGCATCCTGACCTCCCCGAGATCAATGATGCTTACCGTCGGGCCGTTACAACAGTAATCCTGGAAAACCAAGAAAGAGCTATGCGTGAAGATGCAGCGTTCCTTTCAGAGGCAGCTCCTACAAACGCAACTGGTTCAGCAGTAGCAAATTGGGATCCGATCCTAATTTCGCTAGTTCGTCGTGCCATGCCTTCTCTTATTGCTTATGATGTTTGCGGCGTTCAGCCAATGACAGGTCCTACAGGGCTAATCTTTGCAATGAAGGCTCGTTACACTTCTATGTCTGGAACAGAAGCGTTATTCAATGAAGCTGATACCTCTCATGCTGGTACTGGAACACATACCGGTGTAGACGTACTTAAAGCCCTAAGCGCAGGCAACTACGCTTCAGGCACCGCCATGACCACAGCTGCTGCTGAAGCATTGGGCGATTCCGCCTCTAATCAGTTTGCAGAGATGGCATTCAGTATTGAGAAAGCAACCGTAACTGCAAAGTCACGTGCTCTTAAAGCTGAATACACAATGGAACTGGCACAAGACTTAAAGGCCATTCACGGTCTGGATGCCGAAACTGAGCTGGCAAACATCCTAAGCTCAGAGATTCTTGCGGAAATCAACCGTGAGGTCGTTCGGACTATCTATATCAACTCGAAGCAAGGTGCTGCGGTCAACACAACGACTGCTGGTATTTTCGATCTCGATACAGACTCCAATGGTCGTTGGTCAGTTGAGAAATTCAAAGGTCTCATGTTCTCACTAGAGCGTGATGCTAACGTAATCGCCCGTGACACACGGCGTGGAAAGGGTAACATTATCCTTTGTTCCGCTGATGTCGCTTCTGCGCTTACAATGGCCGGCCTGCTTGACTATTCAAGTGGAATTTCCGACAGTCTTACAGTAGACTCCACAGGCAATACATTCGCAGGTACATTGAATGGTCGCTTTAAAGTCTATGTCGATCCTTATACAAATATGGGCGTTCCTTACACAGGTTCAGGCGCCGCCGCTAACCAGTACTATGTTGTTGGTTATAAGGGTGCTTCCCCATACGATGCTGGCTTGTTCTATTGCCCATACGTTCCGTTGCAGATGGTCCGTGCGGTTGGTGAGAACACATTCCAGCCGAAGATTGGTTTCAAGACTCGATATGGTATGCAAGTCAATCCTTTCGCTCAGGCAGCTGCTCAGACAGATGGCCCGGGTGCTCGTGATTCTAACGTGTACTACCGTCGTGTTCAAGTTACCAACTTGATGTAATAAGTTTCACCACAATATTATAATAACAAAGGTGATTTTAGAAAGCCCCGCTCCGTAAGGAGTGGGGTTTTTTCTTTTAGGGGGGAAATCAAATGTTATTAAAAGAATCCACAAA